CTTGGCCATTGGCATGATGGCCTTGGAGACCTCGCTCCCCGTGACGGCTGCCTGCCCCTCTTCAGTTGCAGCGAGGAATTCCTCTACCCTGCTGGCAGCCTCTGCATTTGCGAGTTGATCACCATCTTGCCAGTTGGCCCGAGTTGTATCTTTTTTGTCAGTCATAATCTCTCCAAAATAGCAAAAAAGTTCCGGGGACGCAGACACGCCACTTGGAACTTTAGCCGGTAGAATTTAGGTATGGCTCTGTCCATCTGCCAACGCTTTATGCCTCTGCACCTTTGATATGTACGTTGGTAGCCTTTCCCGCCGATTTAATATATGCCCTCACGTGATCCAGGACCACCGTAGTCAGGACGGACGTTGGCTCCTGAAAATCCTTCGGTATCTCGAAATGAACCTCGTAGGGCTTTACATCCTGCATGTGGGGTATTTCTTGGAAATGGAATCCCATCACCATCTTGTCATCCCTCTGAATGATAGAGATGATCACATTGTAGCCCAGCTGCTTTCGCAGGCCCTGTAGGAAATCGTAGATGTCCCAGAAAGTGTTTTTGTAGATCGGCTCGATTTTTTTCCCCACGTTTATCCCCTTCAATCTGTATTTCGTAATCCAGGCTTTATCATAAGCCGTAATTCTCCACCGTTGAAACTCACTCCAGGATGGCCCCCTTGAATTCCTAAAAACTGAAACGGTAGCCTACACTCGCTACAATGGACTCCAAACTCGACCGAATAACTTGTGATCTCACCAGTCTCTTCATCCGGGTGTCGATATACTTTGCCCATGACATTAAATCGCTCGTGCTGGCAATCCTTTTTACTCATCCCAGATTCCCATACCAAAGTATCTCGTATGCTATCCGATTGATCAAATCTTCCGGCTGCTCGAACCAGTAGGGCTTAACCATTTCGCGTAGTCCGTTTCCGCTCGTCTCCAATAGCCCCCAGAATGTTGGCACCTCCTCCGGTTCCACCAAGCCTTTAGGAGTTACAATCCAGTGGAAACTCCCAACTGGGTGATGGCGGTTCGCATGACTATTCTTTATCTTCGGGCCGAAGGTTGATAAAAAATCGGCTCGTGAGACCTTGACTTCAAATATCAGTATGCCCATTATATTGCGCTTGGGTGCATACCTCCGATTCTCACCTTCCCCTTCATAACGCATCAACGGGTCACAATGATGTTGGTGCCAATATTCTTCCTTGAACCTGCGTTGGAATCCCCCTATACCTACATAGTCGGCTTTATAGGTTGGAGCAACCCTGATTTCTGTGCTGCCCCTATGCGCGAAAGCCCGTCCCCTCAGCCACTTGGCCGGTAGCTGTGACAGGGCATGATGCTCAGGGGACGTGTTAAATGGTTGTCTCTTCATTATTCCGGCGGCTTGGGGCGGTCTCGCCAGTGGGTTACAACTTCCGTTTGCTTCTTTTTCCGTCCGTCCTCGATGTAGGTGAAAGTATTGTTCCAGTTCCCCGGATGTAAAGTGCTTACCCGGACGCCACCCTTTGGATCGTAGACATCCCAGCATAGCCCCTCAGGTTTCATCGTTGGACAGGGTGGCAGACCGTCCGCCACCCTGTTCCAACCTTCCGGGTCTATCGCGTCCCTGTTGGTCAAGAGCATGACCTTGCCATGCTGAGCCATCAGCTTTTCCGGGTCCGGCTGTGCTTCCGGCGGTATGTCATACCTACCTTCAGGCACTTTTCGGTCTCCGTTTGCCGAAACAGGTCTGACAGGGGCATCGATTCTGAGGGACCGAGTGGGTTTTTACCATACGCCCCTTGAGAGGTTTACACTTCGGCCTCCCCCGATCCTTCAGGAACTTGTGGTAAACCGCACGGCCCCTGTTGGACGTATTCCGTGGATCGTAGCAGTAGATAGTTCCCTCCATACCTACCGCCGGGCTGCTGCTCGCCTTGGCTGCCTCGTACTCGGGATAGCCTGCTTCGACGGGGTATCCTTGCGGGTACTCCCGTTCGTGCCGCCAGCCTTGGCTCCACCACCCTTACCACCGGCGGCCTTACCGGGCTTACCATCCTTGGCACCCTCAGCCTTACCGGGCTTGTCATCATTGACACCGGGAGCCATCTCCGAGGCCGGTTTCTTGGCTCCGTCGTCCTTCGCCGGGACTTTGGCCTTAGCGGGTTTGGTTTCAGCGGACTTCTCCGCCTGCGGCAGTGATGCCGGGAAGAGCTCAGCCTGCCTGCTGGCTATCGTCTTCAGGACTTTATCCGCTTCCTTCATCAAGGTGCGGAGCCGGTGGACACATGCTTCCTCCAGCATCTCGTGAGCCTCGCCCTTGACCTTGAGACTCGGCCCGTTGATGGAAATCGTGTTCCCACTATGCAGGCCAACATTGGACTGGATCGAAGCACTCTTGAGGCCCGCATCGTCGTGCGATAGCTTGACCCCCAGGATTATGATCCGTTCCTTGTACCAATCCTCTGGCATCTCGCAGTGTTTCGGGATGTCCGGCCCCAACGCCTTCAGGGCCTTGAGAAACCCATCATGTGGAGTTTTCGGACTCTTGAAGCCCGTTGTGAAGTGCCCGTCCTCGTCGTCCTCACCCCTGACCGGTGTCTGCCATTTCAACACCAAGCCCTTCGAGGGATTGAACGAGATTTGAGTGAACTCTCTCATTATCGTCTCCCTATTTTAGTTAGTGGTCTGAATTCCCCTATGGGAATGTGTGTTTCTGGCCCTACGTCCTGTGGATCATCCCTATCCTCCCGGCCACCCCATCGGGTCCGCTCGGGGGATAGGTCCTTATCAGTACACCAGCGCCAAAATATTCCGTCCTTCCATCGAACGATCAGCACGAAGGTTATTCGCTTCTCCCATTGCCGATCCAGTCCGTGTTCAATCTTGTGGCGGGAGAGCTTGTAGGTCGGGTACCTCGCCCGGAGGTTGGTCCGACACTTGATCTCCGCAATGAAGACCGCTTCCCCCTTATACGAAAAAGTGAAATCCTGATGCGATAGTGGCTCATGCTCTGTGAGCACCACCGGCCATAGTTCGGATACGATGTGCGCTATGGCCAATTGGTTCGCCCGGTCTTCAGGACTCTCGTAAATCTGTCTCTCGTTCATACCACTGCCCCTTCAGCCCGTGGTCCCGGATATGTCATCCAGACAAATTCGTAGACGAAGGCACAGAATTTCGCCATCTCATTACTGGCGTGACCCGTGGCATCATCTACCATAACCTCGATGGGTGTCCGCTTTGCCAGTGCTGCAAGGTGGCTGCCTGTTAGCCGGTCATACTCCGTGATGAAGCCCGGCTCACTGATGGCCATATATAGGCAGTCGATGAATGTGGGAAGGCCGCTCATTCCATTACCCTCACCAGTACCGTGTTGAATCCGCCGTATTGCTTCAGAAATTTGTGTCCCCTGATCCAACGCTCCGCATTTGCCTTGGTGCTGCTATTGCTGACCAGGACCTCCTGCTCAATTTTGAATGCGTCCTTTTTATGGTCGAGGGGAACTTCATGTTCCCTTGCTCCGCAGATCAGTACCCAATGATCCAGGAAGTCATTCACGCCACCCCCAGTGCTGGCGGTCATGGCCAGGGCATAGTACCCGGCTTGGATAGCCATCTTATGGTACTTGAACCACGGGATGTTCATTGCCCAGCCCGGCCAGCCCCACTGCGATAAGCTGCTCGGCCTTGCCCAGATGGGCATATCAAAAATCACATCCTCAATCTTGTCTCTGGAGTCATAGAGGGCCTGCCGCATTCGTGGCTCGCTTATGCTATCCACCTTGCCCACCAAGTCGTACATCGCCATTATCCGGCTAAGAGGATCGTCATCCGCTGATGTCAGCAGGCCCCCCAATACGCAGGCCCCGCAGTCGCCACCCTCGCTCACCGCTGGCAGTGGCTGCCGGATCGACCGCCGTGAAAGGATGTATTCCGTCATCTGCCTTCCCTCACAGCATCGAGTATGTCTTCCCATGTTTCATTCATCGGGGGCGATTCCAGCCAGAGATTCCAAAGGCTTTTATAGTAGGGAATCCTTTCCCCAATTGTCAATTCCCCCCAGCACGGCTCGCACAGTGGAAAACATCCCGCCCCTCCGCCCGTAATGGACCGTTGATAGTTGGTATAATGCGGTTTTGCAACATTCCACGGGCGGCCACATCTCCCGCAGGTCGAATACTGGGGATAAACCCTGTGCGTGATACCTCCTATCAACCTCCTAAAGAATAACCTTTTGGGCTGGTGCCTACCTTTCCACTGTCGAGAGATTTGAGTTACTAGCCAAACTATTAGTCTCATATTATCATCTCCCCTCACTTCTCAATTGTATTGAACAGGTCGCCTTGATTTTGAACCTGAGAGATACGCCTACAGGCGGTATCGAATTCTTCTAATCCCTTCTCTATGCCTATGAACCTAAAGCCCCCTAACAGTGCTCCCCTGCCTGTGCTTCCCGATCCCATGAAGGGGTCCGCAATTACTCCCCCCGGTGGCGTTACAAGTCGGCAGAGGTAGCGCATTAGGTCGGTCGGTTTCACGGTGGGGCAGTTGTTTTCCTTCCCCCTGTCTGCCTTGCTGGCTTTGGCGCAGTAGAAGAACCGGGCTGCTGATCCCGAATCAACGTACTCTGTGGATTGGTGGTCAGTGCTTAGGAACTTCGTTTCCTCAACATTGGCGGCCTTACTCCTCTCTGACCGCTTGCCGGTTACGCTGGACTTCGGGAATCCTGCTGTCGCTTCCTCACTACCATCGTGGATTAGGTTGGCTGGCCACCTTCCGGGGGGAACCTGATAGCGAGTAGCATTCCCTTTTCCATCTACATTTCCATCCACAACCCCCCCGTCGGTATGTGGATTTTTATTATGAATATCATCCTTTGCGCCAAAACCTACCCTGCCGCCGTCTATATTTAACCCTCCCGTTCCATGCTCAAGGACATTTGCGGCCACGGTGCCAATGAGCGGCTTCCGGGCTACTATAATCGGCTCCCAGGCTGGCTTTAGGGCAGTCCCCCAACCTTCCCATCTTTCGGCTTCGGGAGTTGCCGGGGCAGTCTTTGTTGCTCCATTATCTGAGCGGTCACTTGATTTTCCACTACCACCAACATTACCAATTGCTCCACTATCATATTTTCTGTTTGGCCGGAGGCGGCTTTTATCAATGCCTACAACCTCACGCTCCGCTCCAGCCGCCTTATCAATCGCTTTGCTCACATCCAGACTTTTGGGAAACCCCGAGCCATAGACCCACATGATACAGTCACGTATCTCCAGACCGGCATCCTCAATTGCACACGTTAGCCGGTGGAAAGTCCTTGTCCCGCCGAATGCCAAGAGGTGGGCTCCGGGCTTCATTATGGCCATTATCGCTTCCCAGTATTCCACACCGGGCACTCCGTGATCCCATTCCTTACCCATGAATTCCAGGCCGTAGGGAGGATCGGTTACAACAGCATCTACCATCTCAAGCGTCGGCAGTACCTCAAGGTTTTCCCCGAGATGGAGGATTGCATTGCCTATATGCTCAACCCTCATATTATCAGGTTCCCCTCGCCCGATTTCCCGATTTCCCGCAGGTCATCCCGCAGGGTCTGCTCCCGCTGCTCCAAGTGTTCCCCGATCTCGTCCGCCAGGGTCACCATGCCGGTAGTCTGCCGCTGTGGGGTCACGCCCCCGGTCCTCTTGAATCCCAGACGGGCCATTTTCTCATTGAGGGTGTCTGCCCACTGCACCCAAGTATTGTAGAGCATATCGACCATCGCTTCGGACCAGTCCACTTTGTACCGGGCCTTCATCCAGATTCGCATCTCAGCTGGGCTGGTCGGCTTCCGTTTGTTAGTGGCGGTGAAATCCTTATAGCCCTTATCGAATAGCAGGAGCAATTTATCCAGCTCCCGATCCACGTCTTCCTCGGACTGCCCGCCGGTGTCGATATTCAGTCGGCTACCCAGGTGGCCATACGCGACTATCAGGTTGGTACAGATGCTGGTAGCATCCCAAACATCCTTCGAGCCGCCATCCGGGTGATCGATCTTCGTATTCCCTTCAAGAATGAGCTGGTGCATCTCTTTATTGAGGATGTTATGCACCAGATATTCGATGGCGTTGTTCCAGACCAAGTGCCGGACCATTTTCGCATACTGGAGCTGCATCGGGTTGCTGAATGATAACTTCTCGCAGTTACCGATTCCCACGTCCAACACCTTTTGGCGGATGCTCTCGGTGTTCCACTGGTCGAAGTGCAGCGCCCGGCTTCGGGGGAAATGATTTTTGAGTAGGGTTATGAGTATATCCTCGACGTTCTGATAATCGATTACCCAGCCGGGTTTTTTCGCTTCCCATACCAGAATGATGTCGATCACTGGGCGGCAGTCGATCACTGTTTCCTTGAATTCCTCCACACCGTCCTTCATTCTGAATGGGTAACTGAAGGACTCGACATCCCGGTCCATTTTCTCCGCATAGCCACCCACGATTACCAGCCGGTCCTTGTTAGTTGCGAAGTCGCCCCCCCACCAGCGGTCCCTACTATCGCCCTTGACATCCAGAAGCTCCAGGGCGCTGTAGTTCACCTTCGTTTTCACACCCTTGACTGTTTCCATTCGCTGGGTGATCACTTCCTTGAATTGCACAGGGGATACCAGTTTGGGATTGGCGCAGTCGTTGATCTTGCCAAAGTGGGGCATGAAAAAGCCGTAGACGTTCGGCGGCACAATGGCCCGCCAGCGCCTGTTGGCATCGATGGGGTCCTTTTTGTAGGCCCGGCGGTAGGCGGCTTTCTTCGCGGCCTGCTGCTTACCGTTGAACTCATAGGTGGCGTACCATGCGGTCAGCACCCCTTCTATGATCTCCATCTTGTTCTCAGCTGGGTATTTGGAGTAATGCGCGAACATCTCCACCAGGAGGTCATTTATCTCCTGCTCGGGATAGGCAAACATTAGGGTTAGTCGGTGATTGGGATTCGTGAATCTGGTCTCTTGGTTGGTAAAGGCGGTTTCGTACTGGTGCTTGGCTACGGCGAATTTGGCGTTGGTGTTGGCCCGGCTCGGCTCGTCCATGATCGACATCCAGATCGTATAACCCTCGACCGACTTGGCCGTCGTGTCCAGACAGAAGACCCGAATGTCACCCCAGAGATTATTCCGGTTCGGAATAATCAGCTCTCTATCCTTAATGTCCCCCTGCCCGAATTGCTTGACCCGAAATCTCATGTGCTCTGCGAACCAGTTATTGCCCGTAACCGGGTCCTTGGTCATCCTGATGATGTCTCCCAGCGACCGGAAAAACACATTCTTGGCCTGCTGGGCATTCACCTGCGAGTAGTTCAATATATCGAATGGTTCATTGTGGGCCAGCCCGAAGTAGCTATGCGGGTCCTCCAGGCAGCACCATAGGTAGATTGCATACACCACCACCCGGCTGATCGTGAAATTCTTTCCGCCACCTTGCCCGATTCTCAGGATGGCTTGCTCGACGTTGAAAAAGCGGCTGGTGGGATTGTTGCCGAATATACCCCTGATCACCTTTTTCTGGGCCTTCGACATAGACTTGGTGCCGATATACTTTTCGATGAATTCAATGGGGCCGACCGGCTTGATCCGCCATACTCGCTTCGCACGTACCCTGTCCGCTTTCTTCTCAAGAGCCTGCGCCTCCTCCTCGTAGTGTGACTGAGAGTAAGGGACTCTGGCTTTACGGACGAGGGAGCTGCTTGATGGCGAAAAAACGCTCCTCTTGGCGACTGTGGATTGACTCTGTGATCCTGTCACAGATAGTATCCTTCACATCTGCTGGAACTTGAAATACTGCCTTCCCCTTTCTCTCGACCGGCCTGCCAATCTCTTCGCTGGCTGTCTCGATGAAAACCTTCCACATTTCCTCGATGGACATTAAGATTTCAGAATACGACGCCCCTTGGAGTAGCTTCTGCGCTCTCACCTCCATGCGGTCCATGATCTGGCCATAGTCTCGCCGGAGCCGGTTGGTGTAGTCGATGTACTGGGCAATGGAAATATTTTGACGGTCGTACTCAGCCTGCACGTGGGCTTCCATATATCTGATCTTCAGCAGGTCCAGCTGGGCATGGAGTACGAATATCCCCTTGAACTCATTCGCTTCCTCTCCCACCCCGAGCTTGCCAAATACCAGCCGGTACAAATCATCATTGTGATTGAGTACGTGCTCTTCAAGCGCCGTGATGTAGATATTGTGCTTCAGCTCGTTGGGGCCAAGGACTTTCTCGATGGCCCGCATATCTGGCCGGACATGGACCGTCCTCTTTTTCTTCAGGACCTTGACCGTCTCCAGCACCTCGCCGGTTTCCTTGTTGCGGATTTCCTCGCAGGACTCCTCCTCGATGGTATGGTCATAGCCAGTCAGCAATTTGGTCAAGCCCTTGAATGCCGCCACGGTCTCTTCGCGGAATGCTCGCTCGCTCAGCTTCCTGTGATTTTCACGCGCCCGCGCAAGAGCGTCCGACAACTCCGGTTTTTCATCTATCCAACGGTATAAAGTAGACCTCGCAACCCCCAGCGCTTTCTGCGCCCCGTCGAGGACCCCTGTGTCAAATACAATATTTTCAATAACTTGGATCATTGAGGGGTCCCACTTGGTTATGCGGCCCCGTTTGGCTTTGGCGGGTTTCCCGGACTCTTTAGGATTTAATTGTTTCTTGGGTTTAGGCATGGCCTCGATGCCGGGATGTTAATCACGCCGTCCCTTAATTGCAAAAAAAAAGGGGCGGAGCCGAAGCCCCACCCCTCATTTTCATCCGATTGTGCTCTGTGAGCGTTAATTAAGGTTCGTCATTCTCGATGTCGCCTTCTCCAGGAAGTTTATCCTTGTCATCAAGTTTGGACATCATTTCTATGATCGTCGCTTTTGTGAACGTGGCGCTGCGGACTGTCTCCGTCGCCCTCGAATCGTAGATATCCTTGGTAGCGCCCTTGGCTACCTTGATTACGCAATCGAGGTCCTCGATCATCTGTTTCGTCGTTGCATCCATAATAACTCCTTTCGTGTGTGTTATGAGCTATGGATTTAGAAATATCGTTTCTCGTTTGCCCTGTGTGAGCGGTTACGCGGTTACTCTCTCTATACGGTTTTAGGCACTGCTGCGATCTTATTGCCCTGAATCCCCCCGTCGATTACTACATGCAACACCCCCATATATATGAGCATTGACCCTACTTCCAATTTGAGCAGCGCTATTTTTAATTCCGTTTCGCCTGTAAATCGGGGGAGTTTTAGTCCATGTTCCAATTGGTGTTCCACGTCCCCTATCCGGTTGCAAAGGATCATCGCTACTGCTACAAGCTCAGAGACAGCCCCTTTCCATCCTTCGGCGGTGCTCTCCCACCTTCCCAGTTCGTACCTTAGTTCCTCTACTGTCATATTGGATACACTATCAAACATCTTAATTCCTTTCGTTCGCTCTGTGTGAGCGGTTACTGCGTTATTAATCCTCTCGATAAAGACCCGGCACCGGGACTTCTACTATCCGGCGTCCCAGCTGCTTCCCGGCACCAGTCACTTTATGCAATACTCCATGATAGATGAGATGGGAGCCTACCTCTAAACTGGGTAATGCCGCTCTGAGGTCCTCGCCGTTCTCGAACCGGATATACCCCTTAGTGGGTGCCAGCTTGATTGCTCCGTTAAGAAATGCGACCCGATCCGCTGCTTCCTCCTTCTCTGTATAATCATTTTCGGATTCCCACTCCCCATCTGGCTTGTAGTGCCCTACCGTGAACAAATCCGGGTTCTTATCACTCAGTATATAAACGTACATGGTCTTTCCCTCTTCTATTCGCTCCGTATGAGCGGTTATCCGTCGCCAATCAATTTGGTCAGGGTTTCCAGCGTTTGCTGATCATGCTCCACATATTGCTTGATGGTTTCCCTGATCTCCACCAGCGCGTTCTTGAGCCGACCTATCTCTTTGGCCTTATCCTTATCGCTTTCCGGTAACTGCTCGAAGAGTAGGCCCTGATAGGCAAACTGGATCACCGACTCCATGAGGCCCATACCCTCCGCGAAAATGTCATTGTAGGTAGCCAGATCGCCCTGTGCGCCCATATCCCGCATCGCTATGCCTACACGGTCCATAACGGTGGTGATCGCCTTGCAGGCACGTGCTTTGATTAGTTCTCTTTCATCCATATCAGTTCTCACTTTCCGGCAGCCCTGTGCCTTTATTGATGTCAAATGATCGGATCAACACCACGATGCTTTCCTCTATCTCTCGGGTGATCAATCTGATCTCAGCCTCGATCTCCGCAATTTGGCCGAAGAGGGCTTCCTTTGTTTGATATTTCCCTGCCCTCAGTTTTTCCAGGGCTTCTATTGGAGTGGGGGCGTAGTGATCGACAAGGTGTTGGACCTGCTGGGTGCATCTATATTCATTGCCCGAAGTACCTTTTCTGTCACCCCTTTCATCGGCGCATCCAATCAGCATCTCTCGGTACTGCGAGATTATTTCCACACAGTCGTCCCCGTGGATGCTCTTTATCTCAACCTCGATTGTGTATGCCCCTCGATCCTCAGCCACATAGGCCCTGTGAAGGACCTGCCCCCTTACGTAAATATCCATCTTAACCTCCCTGTTGATCTGATTGTTCTGTGAATCCCAGTCCATACTGGTGCCCCTCCAGCAACTCCCCTTCCAGTAAGCGCTTGGCCTCTTCCTCGGTTGTGGGCATCCGGTTGGTATGCAACGCACAGCCATGATACTGCCCCCCACAAATACAGGTGCATTTCTTTTTCCGGGCTTGATGACAGTTCGTGCTGCATATCCTATCCGGGTATTTGGTGCTATCTATGATGATTGCCATTACTGCTCATCTTATGGTGAGTTCTGAATTCTCAAGCGCCCTCCTGATCCGCGCTGCTGCCTTGGGGGCTATCGTTGGCTCGTACTCTGACCACAATTCTCCAATCGTCTTTCCCCCCCTCCCCAGGTGTATTGCCTTTGCAAGTACCCGACCGAACCCCCTTATTGCGCTATCCAGTGCCACGGCTGCTTCTAATTCTTCTATGGTGAGACCTTCCCCCCTGCAATAGCGCCCTGCATATCGTTCATACCGTGCTCTCTCCGCGTATCGCTCTTGGTGTGCATCCTTGAACTCGGCCCTTATTTTAATCCTCTCGGGATTGTGAGAGTTGCAGGTGACTGATCTGTCCACTGCGGGATTTTTGCACAACCTGCCCTTTACCAATACCGTGCATTGTCCTGACATTGTTGCTTCCTTCCTTTTATACTTTTTGGGAGTCGCGTCGGATAGTTTCTGTGATCTGATCCCGAAGGCTAACAAGGTCGGCTTGTGTCAATGAAATCATAGTATATCTGCGCCGATGCACGTCCCAAATCTGCAAATAGTGCCTCTGCCTAATTGATGGCTTACCGGAATAACGAAAAATCCGTATACCATGAAGGTCATCTCCTGCATCACTCGCAACCTCAACCCGTGCATTTCTGTGTCGCTTTATTAAAACCTCGTCCATCTTAGTTCTTGCCTCCAGGTTGTTTTTTGCTGTACCCGGCCATAATGAATACCACCACGTACGTTGATATTAGCAGCCCCCAGATACTATCCTTTGGGACTCCCAATAGCAGCGCCACCTCCCGTGCCATGATGGACAGCACTATAAACGTCCCTATTTCTATCAGGCGGCCTTCGATTTTCATCCTATGGCCGAACTACTGAAATCGCTCTGATGTCGAGCAAGTCTATCACCCTCACCTGTTTATTTCTCCAGGTCCGGGGATCATACCAGACCTTCATGCTTTCAGTGTGGTCTTCCCTCACCACCCCTATCGGATTCACCTGCCCTACGATGTCTGTGAATAGTCCCGTGTGAAAATCTACGTCCCCTGTGAGCAGGCGCTTTCCCGGCTCGGTGCTTAGGGATGATCTTGGGATATTCCCGATCTCGATAGGCTTGCCCAGTCTCTCATGCTCGTATATTGGGATAGGTTTCCCCCTCAATTCCACTTCCGCATTCGGATCAAGCTTCATCCCCTCGAATTCGCACTTCAGGATTAGTATCCGCTTCATCAAAATTTGCTTCCTTCCTTGGCAATCTTCTCCCGGACATAAGCCACTACCTCCGGGGCCTCTCCTGATTCATATTCAGCCCTGATCTCCCCCACGGTTTTCCCCTTGATTTTATCGGCAAAGATGGCCCAGGTGAGGTTATACATAAACCTGTCCGCTGCCTGCTCAAGCGCCTTGCCGGTTAGGGGCACACCTATTGAATATTGATCGCTGAGCCGTTTAGCTTCTTCCTGCACCTCTCGCGCCGTGGGGTCCTCAAACAACTTGGTAATGTCGTGCATGGCTTCCGTGGCCCCCCTGTAGTTGCCATCTAAATATTTGTTGACCACAACATTGACCCCGTTTGCCAACTCGTAGCAATAATGGAGAGCTCCTGCCAGTTCCCGGAATGCCTCTCTGTTGATGATACCGTCCAGGG